ATGTAGAAGATGTTGAAACTGAAGATAATTGGACAAAACTTCGGGCTTTGAAGCCACGTAAGTTTCGTTGGAACGAAGAAGTGGCAACTCATTCGGGGATGGACTATGAAACTCAGGTTCCTGAGCTTGGGTTTATTGCCGAGGAAGTACATGAGGCTGCGCCTGACGCAACATTGTACGATGAGAATGGTGACCCGATTGTGTATCGAGAGAAGTCGATGCTTGCGATGCTAGTTAAAGCAGTGCAAGACATTGACGAGCGTTTGGGGGCTCTTGAATAATGGCTACAGGAGCAACATACATAAACGAAGTTGGTGGTGGACCGAACCTTATTTCTTATGCCGACGGGTTTCGGTATCAAGGAACTTGGTCTTCAGGTACCTCTTACTCTGTTGGTGATGTTGTTGAATACAGCAATGCTTCGTATGTAGCGAGAACAGCGCATTCTGGTCAAACTCCATCTTCGGGTAGCTCTTATTGGCAAGTTATTTCTGCTGCTGGTACGGCTGGCGGTCCTGGCCCTGCAGGGGCTTCAGGACCTCAAGGACCTTCTGGCCCGACTGGTCCAGCAGGTGCGACTGTTCTTAACGGAGTAGGTGATCCGCAAAACGTTACTGGCGTTGACGGTGACTTCTACTTGAATGTATCCAATAACTATTTCTTTGGACCTAAAGCTAGTGGTGTGTGGCCTGTTGGATTTAGTTTGATTGGCCCGCAGGGGTCGCTTGGGCCGACGGGACCGACGGGACCTACTGGACCGTTAGGTCCTCCTGGAGGCCCGCCTGGACCCACAGGGCCGTTAGGTCCGACAGGTCCGACTGGTGCAGCGGGACAAGCCAGCGGTTTAGTAAATGGTGGAACTGCTGACAGCAACAGCAATGGAGATTATGGAGGCGTCACACCTATTGACGCAGGAGGGCCAACGTAGTGCCTATTCAGATTCAATTTCGTAGAGGAACCTATGCTCAGTGGGTTGCTGCTGATCCTGTCTTAGCTGACGGTGAAATGGCAATTCAAACTGACGCTGGTGGTGGCGAACAAGCCATGACCTTAAAGATTGGTGATGGTGCTACGGCTTGGAGTTCGCTGGCTTACGGCGGGCTACGTGGCCCGACGGGGCCGACAGGTCCTCACGGTACTTCTGTCAATAACCTTGACGGGGGCGAAGCGGCAACTAACTATGGAGGCATCGGGGCTACGGCTACTGGTGGTAACGCACAAGGAATATAAATGGCTGTACAAATACAACTTCGACGAGACTCCAGCACCAACTGGACCTCTGCTAATCCTACGTTGGCTTTGGGGGAACTAGGTTTAGAAACTGATGGATACAAGTATAAGATCGGGGATGGCGCTACTGCGTGGACTTCTTTGGGTTACGCAGAGCTAGCTGGTACCGACGTATTTACCATTAATGAGCAGACAGGTACCGCTTATACGTTGATTGCTGGGGACGCTGGCAAGCTGGTCAAGATGACGAACGCTTCGGCGAACACCGTAACGGTGCCGCCAAGTTCGAGCGTCAACTATGCCATTGGAACAACAATCAATGTTGTCCAATATGGTGCGGGTCAAACAACTTTGACGGCTGGCGCTGGTGTAACCATCTACTCGTACAACAGTGCGTTGGGCATTACTGGTCAGTACGGTCAAGCTGTTCTGACGAAGTGTGCTGCTGATACTTGGATTGCGGCAGGACTTCTGAGCTAATGGCTGGTGTAACGACTGCGGCAAGAATGAGTCTTGGGGCTGTCGCTTCTTCTGAAGCGTCAAACCCTGACAAAGACTGGAAGCTTATTGCTGGCACCTACTTTGGTGGCGGAACAACAATCGCCAATGTTGACCAAAGTTACAGAAATATGAGAATTATCTGGCACAATTCGCAGCAAAGCTCCTGGATTGGCTGGAATTATATGAACTTCAACAATGCTAGCGGTAACACGAGTAACACTCCTACTGCTACGGCTGGTCCTAATTTTTACGAATACCAAGGCTGGTCATCTGGCACTAGTTATGGCGGAACAACAACTACTACTAATGTTGTTCGGCAATATGGTGGCAATCACAGTAACTATGGCAGTCATCTTGTTATGGATATTTATAATTATGCGAGCACGACTTCGTTAAAGCCGTGGCATTGGCAAGGCTATGCAGGTGTAGGTAACGCTACTAGTTATGCGACTGCTAATTCAGGTTACGGACATTTCAAAGAACCAGCGATAGAGCACGTAAATGTTTATCAGGATTACCAAAATGGTTCTAGTTCCTATAATTACATCATTTTGTATGGATGGGGCGGTAAAATCTGATGCCTGACCACGATTCTTTAATTCTTTCTAGCCACACTGTTGCAGCAAACAACACTGAAAATAGCTACACCTGGACAAATATTCCTAGCGGCTACGACATTTTAGAATTTGTTATTGCTGGTGAATACACGATGGACACCACTAGTGGTGCATCCAGCGGAATTTATTTCATGAATATTGAAATGAATCATTCGTGGGCTGCTGGTTATTCTGCTTATGATCCTGATGTAAAAAATTCTTACATTTATACAACTAGTCGCCAATATCAGTCTTCACAGTACGCTGTTTCGGATTACGGAGACGGAGCAAGTTACCCTTGCACTTCTGGTAAATGCATAATGACCGCAGCGAACAATCCTGGTGGGGCAAGCGATTCTGCTTTTGGTTGGACTGGTCGAATTATTGGAAACAATAGTGCTTGCTACAAACAGATTTGGTGGGATGGTGTTGCTACTTCATACCAAGCGGATAGCTACAACCACAGGCTATTAGGTGCTGCTGGTTTTAATGGGCAAGCTAACGCTAAATCTCGTGCGGAAGCTAAAGCTCCAGTTTCTTCTCTTCGTGTAAGCCTTCCATTTCATGGAACCTATAACAGTTCTACTTCTCCCACCTGGATGGCTGGAACTAATTTTATGTTGATCGCTTATCCAGGTGTAACAGGAGGCTGGTAATGACGTTAGTTGGTCAAGGAACAGTATTAAGACATTGCGGTTCACACAAAATTACAACGTGGACGAACACGATTAGTTTTTCAAACACAACAAGTACGACTGGAAGTGCTCCTTACACGACTGCTGGTGCAGACATGAGTATAAACAACGCTTCGTATATGAACGAAGTGTTTACCTATGACAACACCAATATTTGGCGTTTACATTTCCGTCTGTATTGGCGAACAACTATGGGTCAAGACAACTCTGATAGTTGGAATTATGGTTCGGTGTATATGTACGACCCCAGTAATAACGCAAACTGGGATCGATCAGGCTACTACAACGGGCAGACAAGCCAAACAGCGCTCAGTGGGTGGACTACTTACAACAACAGCGTTACTTACAGTCGCCCAGGATGCGACATGCAGATGAAACATATGGGTGCTACAGGCGCAGGGACTGAAAGATACAGCTACATTTCTACTCCTTCAGTTACTAGCGATGTTATTGATTCAGATATTTTTTATGACCACGGTTACATAGATTATGTATTTGGGCGAAATACTTTCCCGTCTGCTAGTTGCCGATCAGCGTCAGTAGCACCCAAGGGCAATAAGGCGAGTTACAACCAAACGAATAGTTACTACAACTTTACGACTGGTGGGTCGACCAACAATTCAGCAGTGGGTTCACCTGGCACTCTTTATTTCTACGCTCCGTACAACTTCCCAAAGGGATCTGTGTTTCACTTGTATGCATGGGATTCAAAAAATATTAATCCAAATTAAGGAATCGTAATGTCTGAAGAAAGACCAATACTTTTAGAACTTGATTGCGCCACTGGTATTCAAACTGAACGGCCAATGACGGATGAAGAGTACGAGCATTATCAAGCGATGCAAGAAAGTAACGCTGCTCAACAAGCTGCGTTACAAGCTCAACTTGAAAAAGAACAGGCAGATAAGGCTTCTGCTAGAGCGAAGCTAGCTGCGCTTGGCTTAACTGATGATGAAATTACAGCGATGATTGGGGCTGAACCTCCTGAGGGTGAAACTGCTATTGGGGCGTCTGTTTCAGCATGAGCGCTGACGTAGGTATCGAAGAAGTTATTGCTTCTTTGAGTGAACGTGGCAAGTTGGAATGGGAAATCGCTTTGATGCGAGTTCACATTGCCCAGCTTGAAGAGAACCAATGCACAGGTGACTGTGACAAATGTGGGACGACTGAGGATTAAATATAGGAGGAATCATGGCTTTCAGGTTGCTTGATCACATGCCAGTTCCTGGCAAAAGCAAAAAAAATAGAGGGGTTACTCTTAACCCTGAAGTCATGTACAACCGTAAAGAATACGGTGTTGGTGGTCCTAGTCGTGCTGAGTCTCGAGCAGAACGTAACCAGAGTGGTTATGCTGCTGCCGATCATGGTTCTTTTGGGGTAACTCCTAAACCTACTGCGGATTGGGCAACTATCGATGCTGCTTCTTTAGGGGCGACGGTTACTCCTGAGTCGGCTGCTTTGTCTCAAGCTGCTTCTACGAATGCTCCTGGGTCAGCGGTTGTATCCTCTGATCCGAGTGGGTATTACGCACAGCCTTCTGTGGGTAATACCAATATTGGTACGTTTGGTACGTCTGCGGCTGATGAGTATTACTTTAATTTGATTGACGCTTTGAGCGGCAATCAATATAACCGTGAGCTTTTGGGTCAACAGTTGGCTTATGGTTTGGATACAGCCGAGAGGAATCGTATTCGTGGGGAGCGTCCTATTTGGGACAGGTTGAATCAGCGTGGCATTGTTAATAGTGGAATTAGGGATCGTACGATGGGGGAGTATGAGTCTGATCAGTTGAGGGCGATTGGGGACATGCTTCGTGAGTATGATTTGTCTTCTCAGCGTCTTGATATTGGTGGGGATTTGGCTCAGGAGCAGCAGTATTACCGTGGTGTTGATGCTGATGCGATTGCTGATGCTTTGAATGTTGCTGCTAATACAGCAAATATTTCTGATCCGAATGAGTTGAGGGCGAGTATTGCCCAGCAGATTCGGGCTATGGGTTAGGAGTCGTTATGAACGATTTGAGTGATTCAGTTCGCAAGTATTTGGATGAGCAAAAAAGAGGTCCTAACAGAGATAACTACATGACTCTTGAGATTCCACCTAATTACGATGCTCCTACTCCACAAAAGATGCCTTCTGATTTGGGTTCATCTTTTGGGGAATCTTTCGCTCCTGCAATAAATGCTATGGAGTCTTTGATAAATATTCCTAGAGAAACAGTTGTTCGTAATCTTCGTGGTGTAAATAATGCCTTAACTAATGTTTCGGGTGGTTCTGAGCCTCCTTTGGAAAATCCTGCTTTAAGTAATTTGAATCTTTCAGATAATGATTACGTTCAAATGTTGATGAATAAGAAAGATCCAAGTGCAGCGGAGAAAGAAGCTCTTGCTGATTACTTGATGACTGGTCAGATTAATCGTTTGAATGACATTATTGTTCCTCCTGAGGTTATGTCTGGGGCTTATAGTCCGTATGGTTCGGGGGATACTGATAACTCGACTTTGGAAGCTTTGAGGGATGCTATTGCTAGCAGAGAAGCAGGCACTTTAGTTCCCGAAAGAGGAGGGAGCAGCAAAAGTTCTTCTCCTGACGCTGACGGTGAAATGTATGGGCCAGGAAGACCAGAGTACGAAAAAGCTATAAGAAATTTTGAAGAACAAGAAGCTGCTCGAATGCAGGCTTTGTTTGACCAAATGTTCCCTGCAGGTGCACAAGCAGCAGGCGGCATGGGTTTAGCAGAACAGTTAGCAGACACTAATCGTGGTTACGCTCAAGGACGTTACAACGATCTAACAAGTTTCTTGGACGCTGAACGCACTAGGGCTGGTGCCCAGTTCGACAGCGACGAACAAGCCATTGTTAAACAGCTTTTAGGTTCTGACGCTAAACGGCGTCAAGCAGAAGATATGTATACAGCCCGTAGAGGCCAATCGTTTAACGAACTGCAAAGAAAATTTGATGCTCGCACAGATGCTGCAAGCGCAAGATTAAAGAATCTTGGCATTGATCCTGCTGGTTACACGAATGTGGTTGGTCAGGAGATGGGTGCTTTGCTTGGTGCTCAGATGCAGTCTGGTGCAGATTTGGCTGAGCGTATGGCGATGCTTGGTGCTGAACGTGCTCAGTTGGGTATTGGTCGTGCTAAAGCTGGGATGGCTAAGGAACGTCGGGCGTTTGATCGAAATGCTTCTGACATGCTGTTCCAGGGTTCTCAACGGTTGTCGTATGAGCTTCAAGACATTGATCAGGCTTTGATGAATCGTCGGATCAGCGCAGCGGATGCTGCTGCTGCTTCTGCTGCAGCGGCTAATGAGGCTCGGGCGCAAGCTGCTCGGGCAATGGTTATTGGGCAGTCTTTTGGTATGCCTGGTGATGCGGCTGCGGCTTCATCTGCGTTCCCTGGGTTGTTGAAAGAGTTTGCAAAGATTGCAGCAGACAATGATCAGGGATTGACTATGACTATCACTGAAGATATGGCTCCTCCTGGGTTTGAACATCTAGTGGGTCAAAATCTTTCTCTTGACGTGATTGAGCAGATAGACCGAATCGCCAGACAAAACGCTATCGGATACTGATATGGGTAGGAGTTAAGGTGGCGATTCCTCCTCCTCCACGGCCTCAAGACCGTGGAAATATGATCAAAAATTTAAAGATTGATTGGGGGAATAAGTCTTCTTCTTCTGCTCCTTTGCCTGGGTATGTTGCTCCTGCAAAAACGGGTGGAGGGATATTTGATATTCCTGTTCTTGGGCAACTTATTGATGTTATTGATACGCCTCGTGCTGCGATTGTTTCGGGTATTAAAGAGATAGGTGACATCTTTGATGCTGATAATGATTTCTCGATTGGGGAATTTGTTCAGCAAACTCGTGACAACATCATGATGGGTGAGGTGTTGCGGGATTGGGACGTTGATCTTCCTGGGCCTTTAGATTTTGCTGTGGGTCTTGGGTTAGATATTGCTTTAGATCCTTTGACTTATATGGCTGGTGCTGGGCTGTTGGCTCGTGGCGCTAAGGCTGCTGATGTGGCGAATGGTTTGCGTAAAGGCGCTAAAGCTGCTGAAGCTGCTGGGGATGCAGCTAAGGCAGCAGGAATGTTGAAGGCTGCACAAAGAGTTGATCGCACTAAGTCTGTGTTGTCTGCAGGTAAATACTTGGACGACATAGGTATTTCGTCTGGTGCTCGTTTCACGATTCCTGGGACTGGCAAGATTGGTCGCACGATTATTGAGAAGCCGTTACGAAGAATATTTCCTGTTGTTGGCAGGAAGTTAGATGACATGCGTGTCAGGCAGTTGTATACCGATACTGCTGCTGGTCCTGGGGGCATGTTTCGGTGGGGTGATGAAGCGGATCGTGCTCTTGATTTAACTAATCCTAATAATCAGAAGCTTGTTAGGAATAGGGTTCGGCAGTTGCGGGGTGAGGGACCTGCTGTTGCTGTGAAGACTGGTTCTGAGGCTGATAAAGCAGCGAGACTGGCTATGAAGATGGCAGTCGAGATGCCTGGAAGTGCTCAGATGTTAGCGAAGATTCCAGGGAGTACTGCTTTTGTTGCTTGGACTGCTTCTGCTCCTGGCAAAGCATTCGCAGCTTCTTCGGATACAAAGATGGGTCAGGCGTTTGGTAAAGCGTTTTCAACGAACGTTGATATCAACAAAATGATTCGTTCTAGCAATATAGAGGAACAGGTTACTGGTCGTTGGGTTCAGCGTATTGGTTCGCAAGCTAATACGAAGTCGTCTGCGTTTGCTGCGACAGCAAAGCAGGGAGCAGAGAATCTTAAACGTGCCGCTGATGATGCTGAGATTGATTTTGACGAGTTGATGTTGGCTGCCGAGAATGAGGTTCCTTACCTTGTTTCGCAGGGTAGTGACTTTGGTCTTAGCCCTAAGCATGTGGCTTTAAGGGCACAGGCTCGGGAGTATTTGGACAGTTTGCGGACGATGGTTAATGAGGCTTTGCCGTACAGCGACGATTTAGATGGCGTTGTTGGTGAGCTTTATTTGATGCGTTATATCGGTAAGGAAGGCGCAGAGAAGCTTGATGAGCTTGGTCGTTTAAGTGGCAGGCCGTTGCCAAAGGGTGTTGCTGCTGATGACATGATTCAGGGTAATTCTTTTCATCGGCGTAATTGGATTACGCCTAAAGGAATGAAAGAAATTATTAGGCAGAACATCGAAGAAGGTCTTGACAGTATCAATATTCCGAAGCTAGTTGATGATCTAGGTGTTGATCCTTCTTTAACTGGTGATGCTTTAGAAGATGCTTTGTTGAAAGCTATTGACGATGCGGCTGACGATGGTTTCAGAGTTACTGGTACAGACGGGCATGTGTACACCAACAAAACGCATGTTGGAACGTTTAAGGATATTGAAGCTGGCTCTATTAGAGATCAGCTTTCAAGAATGGGTAAAGAAGCTCACGGTAGCGAGTGGGTTGACATATTCGATACGGATATGACTAAAGCTTTGACGAGCTACATAGATTCTCATTCTCGTTACATTCGTTCTCAGTATGTTGTTGATGGTTTAGCGCAACGTGGGATTATTGTTCGTGGCGCTAATGGTCAGTTGACTCGTGCGGCTGCTAATCGTTTGACATCTGCGATGAATAGAGCAGGTAAAAAACTTACTAATGCTCAGATAGCTAAAGAGAAACTGGAAGCTACTAAGACTGCTCGTGATGAGAAGATTGCTTTTTACACGGGTGAGGCTGGTAAGGCTGGAAGTAAGACAAGTCAACGAGCAGCTACTAAAGCTGCTCTTGAAGTAGCCAGACTTGAAGGAGAGCTAAGAGCTATTTCTTCTGTTATGGAAGCTATAGCTAATGGTTCAGGAATTGAGGGTTTGACTAACGATGCTTTGGCTCTTATTCAACCTGGCGCTCAGTTCGATCTTCGTAGAGGTGTTGGATACATAAGTCAGAAGGTGAAGCAAACTTCTGAGGAAGTTGCTCGTTTGCATAATGCTCGTAATGATGCTGTCGAGTTGATTCATTCTTTAGATGAGCAGATTGCTCAGGTTGAAGAGATGCTTAAACGCATTGAAGCTGTCAACAATATTGATCCTGAGCTTCAAGGGTTTTTGCCTTTGTTTGATGGTTATAAAGAGATCCAAGATTCAGTGAATATTATGCGTGAGGGTTTGCGTGGATATAAGTCCACGTTTATTAACCGCATGTTGGATGACGTTACGGTTCGTGCTGCTGACGATTTAGAAGATTTCTTAAATGGGATGACAGGCGATGGCTTGTTTGATTTCGCTAAGAACGGTAAGCGACTTATAAGTGCTGCTCGTAAAGATGAGCTTGGTCGGATTTCTAGACGGTTGGGTCAGATCTTTAAGGGTAATCCTAAGTGGGAGAAGTGGCTGGAAGAGATGCCTGAATTGGCGGATCTTAAGAACGCTATTGAGAATCTTGACGAAGGAGACATGGGGATTCTTGCTCGTCTTGAGCGTTACAGACAGATCAAGGGCGCTGATGCTTTGATCGATGGGAAGTCTCCTATAGGTAACAATATTGCTGAGCTTTTGTCTGATATAGGTGGGGCGGAACGCAGGTTGTTGAATGCGAAGTTGCGTGAGATAGAAGAAATTTTAGGACTTGGCTTAAAAGCCCAGAGGAGTATTCCTTATAAACCATTAGCAGGTCAGGTTTCCGATGAAGCAAATGAAGCTTTGCAAGAAACGTTTGATCTTCTTGGCGCAAAGTATGAAGAGCTTGAAATAGCTATGAGCAGTGCTCAGAAAAAACTTTTGGAAACAGAAGCTTATTTAGCGGAGCGACGTACTTACTGGCGAGGAAAGAAACAACTCACTGAAAGCGAGTTGTCTGAAGTCAGCGCAACAATGGTTCAGCAACAAAGAATCATTGACGAATTGAAATTAGAAAAGATGCGGTTAATGGATTCGGATAGAACAACTGTCCGAATGAGTGCTGCTGATTCGCAGCAAGCTGCTGTTAAAGAGCTTCGCAAAGTACGCAACCTTCACAACTTGTCAGATGTTTATGGTGGTCGGTTAAACGATTACATGGTGAATATGTCGGGGCTTGGCAACGCCCAGGATGTATCCAATAGAACAAACAATTTGTTGCGTGGATACAGTCTTGTTGACGGGGCAGGAGAAGGTTCGGTTGAACTGTTTTCTGCTGCGGTTCAGGCTGCTGCTAGAACCGCTGATGTTAAAGCGATGAGTGACTTCATGAAGAAGTACTCAACGATTGTGAACTGGTGGAAAGCTCAAGCTGTTGCTACTCCTGGGTTCATTATGAGAAACATGATGGGCGGCATGTGGATTAACAACCAGATCGCTGATGTGCCTATGAGTATGCACACAAGGGTTTTGGGTATCCGTCGTGCTGCAGCTAAGGCTGCACGAGAAGGTGGCCGTAAAGGTGACATTGCTTACGGTTTAGAACAACTTATTGCTAACGGAAAACCTGTTGGTTTGAAGAAGTTGGGTATTCCACAGATTCAGTCTGCGGTTGATGTGGGTGAGCTTGAAACGTTTTTGACGTGGTATCGGACTGGTATGGCTAGCAGTGGTCAGGTATCTCAAGAAGTTAGATCTTCGTTGGATGCTATTGGTGGCGGATCAATGACTTTGAATCCGTTCAAAGCTGAGTTTGTTCCGTTTGCTAAAGTTCGTCAGTTAAACCAAGAAGCTGAGTTTATGTTGCGTGGTTCAGTAGCGCATCACACTGCTATGACTGGTGGAAGTATCGATGATGCTTTCGAGCTTGTAAATAAGTATCACTTTGATTATGCGAATCTGACTCAAACTGAACGCAAGATGAAGCAGGTTATTCCGTTTTGGACTTGGCAGAAAAACATTTTGCCTGTGCTTGTCGAGTCGATTGGTAAGAAACCTACGGCTTGGGGTCGGTTGCAGCAGATTAAAGGCGAGTTAGAGTTGCATTCTCCTGAAGAAGGGCTAGTGCCTAGCTGGTTCGGAGAGAATATGGGTATACGTTTGCCCTTTAATATTGGTGGGAACAGAGCGTATGCTATTCCTGATTTGCCGTTCCGTGATCTTGCTAAATGGTCTAAAGCTATTGAAGGTAGAGAACCGTGGCGACCTTTAGCGGAAAGTGTTTTCCCGATGTACAAGCTCCCGATAGAGCTTGCGTTTGGCAAAAAATATTTTGGCAATATCCCGTTCACTGGTCGATATCAACAATCTCCTAGCTATGGAAAAATTCCTGGGCTTATGCCAGCCCTTGGTGCGTTTGGATTTGCGAAGAAGAATCGTAAAGGGGAATGGAAAACAACTGACCAAACTCTTTATGTGTTAGATCAATTCATGCCAGTGTTAAATAGAGTACGAAGGTTGCTTCCTAATGAAGCTCCTAAACAAGAACGAGCAATAACTACTTGGCTTTCGGTGTTCTTAGGTACGAACATTCGTCCTAACACTCCTTCGACTAAACGTAGTGAGCTAATTCGTATGCAGAAAGAACTGGCTGAAGAGCTTCGTGATAAAGAAGATATAGAATTCCGCAAGGTCTAGGATTTAGGTATGTCTGAGAGAACTGTTATTTCTCGGGATGGGTGGGATGCCCGTCCTCCTAAGAAACCGTTTAGTAAATTAAAGCCAGCACGAGTGCAGGGCATTGTTCTTCATCACAGTGGTGTGAAGGACGGACCTAAGGGTATGTCTGCTTTGAAAGCTTATGAGCGTTTCCATATGGATTCTCGTGGTTGGAACGCTATTGCTTACAACTGGTTGGTTGACGAAGCAGGAGTTATTTATGCAGGGCGTGGGCCTGGTGTCGTTTCTGGTGCTACTAAGGGTTGGAATTCTCGTACTGAGTCGATTTGTTTCACGGGTTGGGGAGAGATAGAAGCTCCTCAAGCTGCTTTGGATTCTATTAAGTGGCTGGTTGGTGACATTAATAGTCGTTATGGAGGGAAGCTGTGGGTCAAAGGGCATCGAGATTTAGGGAACTCTACGTGCCCTGGGAATTGGTTGTACAACTGGCTGAAGTCAGGGATGCCGTCACCGCTTGGAGATCCCAACAAGGTGGATTGGGACGGAATCAATGCTCATCTGGAGGGCCTGAAAGCGGTTGTATCCCATAGTCCGCTGTCTAAGCGTAGGCGGAGCCGTGGAGAGGCTGTGAGGGTCGTTCAGGAGCGTTTGAAGGACCTTGGGTATGAGCCTGGGGGTATCGATGGAATATTTGGATACAACACAAAACGTGCTGTGAAAATGTTTCAGGTTAAATATTGTTCTTTTCTTAAGGTCGATGGCATTGTGGGTGCCAGGACTTGGGATGTATTGTTTGGTTAGTGGGCCACTCTCAACACTCTATAGGAGGTCTTGAAATGCCTAAAGATAAAGGTTACGGATCGTTTGCTGATACGTTCGGTGATTCCGATGAGCAGCCATATGATTCGTCATCTGCGGACAACATGGCTGATATGGCAGCGAAAGCTAAAGCTGATGCTGCTTATCTTCGTTCAACTGGGCTGGGTAACCAGCATCAAGGCGGACGACCGTTCGGGAAATGAAGAAACCAGCGCCTAAAGCAGGTTACAAAAAACCTAAGAAGAGCCGTAAAACGGCTCGTCGTCCTAGCAAAAAATATTAAGCCATTGAAAGGCAAGAAGTGACTGAAGAAACAGCGAAGACAAAGTTTTCTTGGGGGGATTGGATTGAACGTTCGGTTTGGACGGGTGTCGAGTCTGCTCTTGCTGTTGTTGTCGTTACTGACGTATCAAGTCTCAAAGCTGCAGCTACAGCGTTCGCTGCCGCTGCTATCGCAGCGCTTAAAACGCTTGCGAAGGCACGCCTCGGGAAGTGATCCCGTGGCTGAAGAACAGTTTGACGATCTTTGGGCCAACTGGATGGCCGAAGAAGGTTTAGCTATTGAGGATGAGATTCATCAGACTTTGTTGGCAAGCAAAGGTTTGCTTGACATGGATGATGGGACTCATGCTCAGTGGGTGGGCGGTACGTTAGGTGTTCTTTTAACGTTCGACTTTGAAGAAGTTGATTCTATTTTGAATGCGTGGGATGAAGCGCAGGATGGAAACCTTATTGCTTTGTCAACTTTGATTCATTGGTTGCAGGGTTTCACTGTGTTTTTGCAGGCGTGTACAGGCAACCTTGAGGATATGTAAAAATATAATTTATATTTTTACAATTCTCGGTTTAAGTATTCTTGTACCGCTGGCTCCTGAAGCAAGCTAGTTCGTAGTTTGTCTGCTAGCTCATCTCTGCGTCTAGCCATAGTTGTTTTAGGTATGTCCAAAATTATGGCTACAAAACGCAAAGAAAGACCCACGTCAACAAGCATGTGGTAAAGCCACTGCTCGTCTTCTGTGAGCCTTATAAATGTTTCATGTACTGCAAGAATAAGATCTTCTAAGTTTTCTTCTCGTTCTTGTATAGACCGAAGCGGGTCCTCGAAAGGACCCGCCTCCATTATGCTTTGCATTTCTGTTGCAGGCGTTGGCCTGTAAAGAACTTCTTTTCTAGTTATTCTGCTTGTTTCTTGCCAGTGACCACTTTTAGGTAAGCTAGTTATGTTTGTCCACGGGCGTTGTGGTTGCAGTGAAGGAAAGTTTGCTTTCCTAAGGGCGTCAAAGAGCTTTGCTCCCTCGCTTCCTTCATCCACCTGCCCAATGCAGGAAATCTGAATGGATAGAGAAGTACAACTTGTTGTTATCGAAGTTCCCTACAGGGATGTCTTCAGTGTTAATGATTTTCATTAGTTCTCTATAACTCAGGTCTGCATAGTCCTGGCGTGTTCGATGCCAGATCCAAAACCACACATCCAAATCGGATGTGTCCCACCACTGTAGCGCACGAATTTTATTGAACTTAACCTTTAACATTTCGTCGCCACCCATACCCATGACTTCTACTAGGCGAGGAAACCCACCGTTAGATAACTGTATGTAGTCGGGAGTAGCTGCAAACGTTTGAGGTATTTGGTGTAGCTTGAAAGCGTCGGGTCGGTTAAACCCGAACCGTTCCCAGCCTCGTTCTCGTTTCTCGAACTCGCCTTCGGCTTCGTCACCCATATCTTTATATCGTTCTTGGTATGGGCGTTTGTGGAACTTGGGTGCCATCATTTTTTTCTCCCTACTATTCGGTAAACCATGATGTCGTCGTCGTAAGCGACGCCATTTAATGCGTCTTCGACTGCTTTCAAGTAGTTAGTTGTGTCTCCTCGTAGCTTTGTTTCGCTGTCTTCTAGTTCGGAGATAGTTACTTGTGTTCGTTTAGATGTGAACACACAGCTAATAGAGATTGGTCCCTCAAACTTGGGGCCATCGTAATGGTTGCGGATATGTTCTTCGTGTTCCAGCGTGGACTTAGGTGTATACGTTCTCCCTCGTGCAAATCGAGGGCGACCTTTGACCTTTGGTTTTCCTGGGACAGTGAACTTATAAGAACGTTTACGCATGATACCTCGTTGTTTGTGCAGCCTTAGAAACAATGTTTTCTAATTGTTTCTCTCTGTCTGCTCGGTCAACAAACTTCTCAAGTCTCTCGTCAAGGCGTCGAAGCCAATCAAGTGTTGCGTCAGGGGAATACTCCTGCCAAAGAAGACTGCTGGCAAAAGCGTACATCGCTTCGGAACGATCTGAAAACTCTCCTTGTTCCCAAATCGTTTTAGCGTTGCCCTTGAAGTCTCCGTCTTCTCTGTTTCCTGGCTTGTATTGAGGGGCTTTAGGTTCTGTTGCCTCGAAGAAACGAAGCAACGAGCGAAGCAACCCTGGCGAAGTTCGTGATGCCCATGCAGCGTCAACAAATTCTTCAAGGGAGAAGAAAGAATCTGTTTTCGATGGGTCATAAACTTCATGGCGGCCAGGGTTACGGTGCTCAGGGTAAGGCAAACGTAAACAGTTGCCTAGAGCACCTTCGTTCAATGATGTTTGTTTCGGATACACCTCTCGGGTAGGAACATCAACAATGCGGCATGCACCTATTAAAGCTTTGCGTGCCACGGTCGCTGCTACTGGTTCAGTTAGGTAAACCCAAACGTGGTAGCCCTTACTCTTTGATGTTTCTTTCCAGCTTTGTATCCCTGTCTTTTCTAAGAGAGCGATCAGGTTGTCAGCGTGGACGCTGGAGTTTTCTCCATCGTCAAGGTCAACTGCACACCAGTTGACCATCCACACTCCGTTACGTTGCCATAACGGGTACACCCCAAGTGCAAGTTTGTCGTTGAGGTGCTGATCTATGTACTGCAGGTATTCTTCTCCGTAGCCGAGAGCTACGTTGCCGCCTTTCTCCAGCGGATGAACCCAGTCTGTTACGTCTGCTAGTGCTCCGCCTTGGTGTAGCTCAGCGAACCTTTCAAGAGTTATTCCACCCATCGGTCATCCCCAGGAATATCGTTCTCATAATATTCTCTCACAAGACCACAATTCGGGTCCATGTAATAGTCAATGGGAGGGTCAGTTACCTGACATGGTGGACGTTTGTTCTTGCATAGATCCAGTGAGACTGACACGGAATGGATTCTTCTTTCCGAGTCAGAAAGCTTTGGGTCATCTCTTCTTCTGAAGACGTTTAGCTGCAGGATTGCGTATTCGTCGGCATTGAATTTGCCGTCGTCCATGCCTCTTGATGTGCCGCGAGTTGAGCCTTTGCCTGATTGGTGAACCAGTCCGACAGGGAGGTTCTCCATTTCTGCCCACTCCTTCAGTCCTTTAAGAACTGTTGACACTCCTTCGTATCCTGATGCGCCAGGAAGTTGTTCGAGGAAGTCAACCATTACGAATCGTGGTTTGTGTTGCCAGTAGTCTTCGCATTCCCTCATTGCGTTGCTCATGTCGTTGAATGACAGAGCGTTAGGGAAGATTTTGATTCTGTCTAGGAACCCGTACTTGGCTTCTTGAATTTCGTTAATGACTGTTTCATCTTGACTGCGTAGAGCTTCTTCCACTTCAGCAAGATTTCGTTGATAAATGAGTGCATAGAGTTTGGATACAACCAAGATTTCGGGTTCGTCAGGAGTGTATATGACTCCGTAGAAGTCTGGGTCTTCTTGTAGGTTGCGTGCCATTGAGGATAGAAGCACTGCGGATTTGCCGCTGTGTGCTCTGCCTGTGACGACGAGTACGTCGCTCGGCCAGACTCCTCGCATGCGACTGTCGATGTCTTGTAGTCCTAGGTGGAAGCAGTCGTGGCTTCCTTTGGCGTATTCGACCCAGCGGTCTACGGCATCTGCGGTTGGCTTAAAGAATTTGTACTGCGGCTCTCCCTCGGGGAGATCAATGCCCGCAAGTCGGGCATCGATCTCCTCGGTGGTGAGGGCGACAGCTTCGTCACCCTCACTCATCAGTTGCCCTTATATGCAAACTGTTGAAGTTCTTGGCGGCGAGCCACCCAGTCCCATTCAACTGCTTCGGTTTGGGCTTGTCCTGAGGCTTGGTCCCAGACCTTGATAGGTACATTGCTGTCCCCATCGTTGACCCAGATACCAACGTCACGGGATGTTGCTACCCCGATGTACTCCAACGCATCCTTACTGATCGAGAAGTTAGGGAAGTTCTTCCCAGTCTTCGTTACGTCAGTAGATCCGTCAGCGTATTCCTTAACTTCGTACACCTTAAGAGTGTCACCTTCTTGGGTGTCCCACTGATTTGGGTGGAACGCAAGCAAGTTGAAAGCTGCTTGACGTTCGTCAGCACCCTTACCTGTACAAAATTCGGTGCGCTTGTATGTGCGCCCACTTATTTTTGCACCTGCTGGTGCAGCTTGGACAGGTGATGGAGGTGCAGCTACTGATGCTGCCGTAGGTCCTGACGCTGCAG